CGTCTACTGGCATGCGCCGACCTTTTCGCATCCGCACAGGGGATAGCGATTTCCACCGTCGGCCGCTTGGCTGCGGGAGACTGGCGGTTTTTTGACCGTCTCGCGGATGACGACCGCACATTCACGGCGCGGAAGTACGACGAAGTAATCCGCTGGTTCTCCGAGAACTGGCCTGCCGACGCTGAATGGCCCGCCGATGTAGAGCGCCCGATCCCCGCCTCCGCACAAGCGGAGGCGTCATGACCCGCGCTCTCGCCTGGCTCCTGATCCTCTCTATGGCCGCCATCGTGATCGTCACGCTGCTGAGCGGGGTGTGGTCATGAACGGCGCCTTCGCATTCTCAGCCTTCCTCTATCTCTGCGGCGTCGGCGCGATTTTCATTGCAGCCAGCATCATCGATTGGGCGTGGTCATGACCGCCCGCATAATCCCGTTCCTCCCCGCGCACGAGGCCGGTGCTGGCTCGTGCGCCAACTTGGCGAGCGGTGCCGTAACCCGGCCCGCCGCCATTCCTTATTCATCGCTCGGCAATCCGAGCAACCGCTTCGACAAGCTGTTTGATCCAGTCGCATTCAACGATGCGCTGTACGAGCGCGAGGTTGAGGCTGTGAGAGAGGCGCTGGCATGACGCGACGTTTTTGGCCGATCACAGTTGCAGGCGCTGTCGCGGTGTATGCCGCCGGTTCATTTTCAGTTCTCGCTGTGGCAGAGGCGACGAACGAAAAGGGCGGCAGTCTAGCGATAGTGTTCGCACTGTTGGCCTACTTCCTTCTTTATCATGCTGCCGACACTGCCCGCACCTCAGTGATAAATGGAATATACAAGCTCGGGTGGTTCGGAATCCGATCTGCCTACATTGATCACGAAACTACCGTCTCGCCGGCCAAAAACGACGAGGTGGAAGAATGACCAGCGCGGCCAAGCATCACGGGGCAATGACGCTCGACCGCGCTGACACGCGCGATGGGGCTTACGCGCGTTTCCCGGTTATCCAGCTTCGCGGCGTTTCGCTGAACTGCGTCTGTCCTGTTCGCGGCACTCGCTATTACTTGCTTCCGTGCTCACCTGAAATTCCTCGGCGCGCCACTGCAATGGCCGCGCTTTCTCGGCAACTCTCGCTGCTGCAACGGCGAGCGGCTGCCAGGTATCGGTCTCACAGTCGATAGGTGTGTTCTTCAACTCCATGTGCAGCAACTTGCAACATGGAGATTCCAAAATGGCGGAAAAGGCGTCCGGTAAGATGAGTATCATCGAAGTCAATTGGCAGGATCAGATCGGGCTTATTGCTGGCCCCTACGACGGCAACCGTAAGGGTTGGCTGTCTCGTGCTGCCCGTCGCGCCAACGTCACCTATCGCACCGTTAAGTCTCTCTACTACGGGGAGAGCACAAACCCGCGCCACAGCGTTGCCACAAGCATCCTTAGCGCAGCCGAAAAAGCACGAATTGAGGAAGCCCAACGCGATGCGAGCCACCTTTCGCAAATTTACTATCGACGTGCTGAAGCGCTTGCCGCGATCGATGCGGATTTTCATCGGCCAGAGATTGATGCGCTCGTCGAGGCGGCGCGCATCCTTGGCGGTGGAGATTGCGCCGGAGCTGATCGGGGAGGTGATGTGAAGTGACCAGCATCGCACTAAAATTCCACCTTGAGCATAAGGCGCGCCTTCGTCGCATCGAAGAAGCGGCGAGGCGCCATCAAGCCTCGAAGGTCGCCAAGGCGACGGTCGCAACCGTCCATAACATCGCGCAGGAGCGCATCCGGCGCGATTACGAGACGGCAAACAAGGTGCTGCCATATCTTCCGCTGGTAACGCGCATCAAGCGCGCTGTTGCTACAGAATTCGGTATCACCGTTGACCAGCTTGTCGGGCACGACCGCAAGGCGGTTTACAGCGTCGCCCGTCACGTCTGCGTCGGGATCATCTTCGAGATGACCACCATGTCTTACCCGGCAGTCGCGCGACGCATGGGCGGCCGGGATCACACGACAATCCTCAGTTCACACAAGCGGGCGCAAGCCCTCTTTGCCGAAGAGGCTATTCGCAATCGTGTCGATCAGATCAAGGAAGGGCTGCAATGAAAGCCGCGATGATTGCGCTCAAGGCATCCACACTGGTTGCATCCGACCGCGCCAAAACGCACGGCGACGCCGCGCGGACCTACGCGCTCGCCGCTGCGCTGATCGATACCTACCGCAAGGGCCGGCGTGACCCGAATGCGCCGCTGTCCGCGTCCGATCTCATGAAGGAAATGATCCTGCTGAAAATCGCGCGCTCCGAGAACGGCGAGTTCAACAGCGATGATTTTGTGGACATGGCCGGGTATGCGGCCATTGCCGGAGAGCTTGAGGGGAGGGGTCTATGACCTGCATTCTTGGCATCGACCCCGGCCTGTCCGGCGCCGTCGCATTCTATTTCACCGATGCGCCGTCGCGCGTCGCGGTCGAAGATATGCCGGTCGCCGGCAAGATGGTTTCGGCGCCGCTCCTGTCCGACCTGATCCGTCGCTACGGCCCGGCCATCGCTGTGGTGGAAAGCGTCGGCTCGCGCCCGGGGCAGGGTGTTTCATCGACCTTTCGCTTCGGCACTGCCTACGGGATCGCGCAAGGCGTGATCGGCGCGCTGCAAATCCCGGTCGAGTTCGTCTCGCCACAACGCTGGAAAAAGCACTTTCGCCTCACCGGCGACAAGGACCTGTCGCGCTCCAAGGCACAGCAACTGTTCCCGGCGTGCGCGTCCTCATTCCAGCGTGTCAAGGACCATGGCCGCGCCGAGGCGGCACTGATCGCGAAGTACGGCGCAGAGACATTGTTTCCTCATTCATCGCAGGCCGCAGCATGACCTTCATCAAGCATCATTCGCCCTCGTCGCTTAATCTCTTCTGCGCCAGCCCGGCGATGTACGTCCTGGAAAAGGTCATCGGCGTTCGTCAGACTGTCGGCGCGCCTGCCCATCGCGGCACGGGCGTCGAGGAAGGCGTGACGCTCGGGCTTCTCAATCCTGATGCGTCTCTGGCCGATTGTGTCACGGCAGCATTCAGGAAATACGACACGGTTTCTGCGCTGTCAGGCGACGCTCGCCGTCAGGATTACCGCGCGACGATCCCGGCCATGGTCGAACAGGCGCTTACTGAGTTGCGACCCTACGGCGTGCCGAGCCGGACGCAAGGTTTCATCGAATGGAAACCCGAGGGGTTAGCGCTGCCGATTGTCGGATACTTCGACTACGAGTGGTCGCAGCACGGTATCATTGTCGATCTCAAGACGACCGAAAAGCTGCCATCACAGAACAAGGTGCCGCACGCGCGTCAGGTCGCGCTCTATGCCTCGTCCGACAACATGGACGGGCGATTGACATACGTCACCCCGAAGAAGTCGGCCACCTACCGCGTCGAGAATATCCGCGAGCACCGCAACGCGTTGCATCAGATCGCGCTTCGTGTCGAAAAATTTCTATCGCTATCGGACGACCCCGAGTTCTTCAAGTCGATCATCGTGCCCGATCTGGAGTCGTTTTATTGGGGCGGCCCGAACCGTCAGCTCGCATTCGAACATTGGAAAATCTGAAATCCCGCAAGGGTTGGCAACGCATCTGGCCTGATAGGTGCTTTTGTTGAAGAAGGAGAAGCCACATGGCTCTCGGATTGTCTACCGGTGGAAGTGGCGGCGACATCAAGCCGTTCGTGAAATACGACGCCAAGGCTGGCCGGCTGTTTCGTGCTGATCGTCACCAGCAGAGCGATGGTACCTATGCGTCGGAAACGACGGAGATCACCGACGCCGCTCAAATGGTTATGGACCTTGCCAACATTCGCGTTGGCTGGATTCACTATTCCAGCCAAGGCCCCGTTCGCCGCCTCGTCGTTCTCGGCAAAGAGGCGATCCCGCCGCGCCCGGAGGATAAAGGCGCCGATGGCAAGCCGGTGTTCAAGCAGGGTTTCGAGGTCGATCTGCTGCTGAACAAGGAGGCCAACGGCGGCAACTCCGCGCCGCGCGTGCTCGGATCGGCGGCCGGCTGCGTCATCGAAGCGATGGACTCCCTGCACGATGCCTATACGACGGCTGCGGAGGCGAAGGCCGGCAAGCTGCCCATCGTCAAGATCGCCGGCGTCTCTCCTGTCAAATCCGGGCAATCCACCAACTACAAACCGAACTTCGCCATCGTTGGCTGGATCGACCGGCCGGCAGCGCTCAACGAGGGAGCCACCGCAACGACGCCGACGCAATCCGCGCCTGCGACAGGATCAACCGTAGTGGCGCCGCCGTCGCAGCCGGCTCAGGTGCCGCAGCAGGCCGCGATTGCTGACGCGAGCGATTTTGGCTGATCCCCTCAATCGACCCGACAACGTGACCGGACCTGCTGCGGCCCGGTCACTCTACCAGATCACCGCGTAACGAGTAGAGCCAGGAACAGATAGCCGGATAGTGGACGACGTGGGGCACACATCTACAGCGACCGTGACGCCGATGTACCAGCCGGACATCGAGGCGATGACGCGCCACGTCGAACACCTGTTCGGCGGCGCGCCCGCTGGCATGGTCGAACTGGCGTGGACCGACACCAGCCCCGACGACTCCGGTCGCTACCGTCTCCGCCACGCGCAGCTTTTCAGCACCAACAACCTGTCCGATCTCGTTGCCGAGGCGGCGCGGCTCAACGCGACGCCGATGTGCAACGTCTATATCGGCGCCGCGCTGCGTCACCCTGACACGCCACCATTCGGGCGCGCCAAGGACCACGACGCCTGCACCCTGACGGCAGCCTATGTGGATTTGGACGACCCCGGCGCCGCGACGGCGGCCAAGGACATTTATAAGGCGCTCAAGCCGACACTGGTCGTCGTCACCGGGCGTGAGCCACACACCCGCGCGCAGCTTTGGTGGCGGCTCGACCAGCCAATGACCGACGCTGCGCAGTGGCCCGAGTTGCTGAAGTCGATGGCGACCGCAATGGGCGCCGACACCAGCGTTACCAACCCGTCGCGCGTCATGCGGCTCGCTGGCACTGTAGCGTGGCCGGTCAAACCCGGTCGCACCATCGAGCAGACCGGCATTGTGCCGCTCAGGGAGCCGGGGCAGGCGTTCTATTCCTTCGACGCGCTGTCCTCTGCCTTCCCGGCGCAACCCGCACCAGCGCCCGCCGCCGCGGCTCCTGCACCCGTTCGCATGGCGGCTACGCTGAACGCGGCCAAGCCGGCGGCGGACCGCTCGACCTTCTTCCGCCAGGTCAACGACCTCGCGTTGCGCAATACGTCGTCTTGGGTGCCGACAGTATTCGGCGGCGCTGCCAAGTTTCAGACAGGCACCGGAGCATGGCGGGTGTCATCCAAGGAGCTTGGCCGCCACCTCGAAGAGGACCTGTCCATCGCGCCAACCGGGATTGTGGACTTTGGCGTCCACGACATGGGCGACGCCCGCCAAGGTAAGCGGACCCCGGTCGATATCGTCATCGAGCACGGCGGCGCGCCTGACGCCAAGGCGGCGGCGTTCTGGCTGTGCGAGCAGATCGGTGTACGACCGGAGGCGGTCGGGTGGCAGGAGGCTTCGTCGCATTCATCGCCATCTGCCGACGCCACAATGCCGGTGCGACAAGACGGCGCCATCAAGACGACCGACTTCATGACTCTCCTGACCGAAGAGGTCGTTGAAGAACCGGATTACATAGATCCTGGCTTTGCCGGTCCCGGCATGTTTGTCCTGATTGCCGGCCCGCCAAAGGCGCAGAAATCATTCCTGTTGCAGGAATTGCTGGTGTCATCAGCGATTGGCGGCAGCTTTCTGATGGACACGTTCAAGTGCACACGTCCGCTGCGCGTGTTCTATCTTCAAGCTGAGATGAACCGAAAGCTGCTGCGTAAGCGTGCAAAAGAGTTCAAATTCTTCTCACCGGAAGAAAAGGAGTTGCTGGCACGAAACCTGATCGTGTCCGAACGGTTCCACATGATCCTGAACGAAAACGGGGTCAAGACAGCCGTCGATACCATCAATGCAGCGTTCCCCGACGGGCCACCGGATATTATCGCCATTGATCCGATGGCTAACGTTTTCGATCAGGAGAACGAAAACGACAGCACACAGCTTATGCGGTTTCTAACCGGTCGGATCGAGGCTATTCGCCAGCAAGTGAATCCAGCCGCTTGCATAATTCTAGTGCACCACGCCCGCAAAGCGTCGGCGGAGGATATGGCCCGCGACCCGTTCGTGGCGATCCGTGGCGCGGGCGCGCTGCGCGGATACTACGATAGCGCCATCGTCATCTTTCGTGCAGGTGAAGAATCAAAGGCTCGTAAGGTGCATTTCGAACTACGGAGCGGTGAGCCGCCCGAGCCGATGACGGTAGAGCTAGAGAGCGGAAGGTTTATCGCAGTCAGTAAAGAAGGGTCGAAGATCAATAAGCAAATCGCAAGACGAATGCTAACCGCATTGCGCGAAGCATGGGATGAAGGTTTCCCGATGTCGCCAAACTCTCAGTCGAAAAGAGAGGGCAGGTACGCTGTTTACAATCTTTCAAAGCAATTCGAAGTCCCGGCCCGAGAGGTCAGCGGGCTGCTTGATGAGTGGATGAGGTTGCGTGTCGTCGCTATGCGAGACCGCGTGTCGCGGGGCCGCCCCGCAGGTTTAGAGGTCATTGGTTCGATCGATTGACGTGCACAGCACGCACAGAAGGTGTCTGTAAGTCATTGAAATCATTATGCACAGCAGATGCACTGAAGCTGCACAGAAGCACAGAAGGTGTCTGTAAGTGTTTGAAATCGTTGATGCACAGCAGCACTGCACAGCAGGTATATAAATATAAGCTGCTGCGCCTGACGGCGCGCAGCTTGGCAGGAGCGAAAAATGAAAAACGCAGACGACCGATCGACTGGCGAGAACGACATGATCTTCCGTGACGACGTGCAGTGTTTCGTCAAAACGCTGAACTACGATTTCAAGACACGAGTCGGGCAACTATTCCTCGAAGATCGGTCGTGTACCGACATGAGTGGCTGTATTGGCTTGTTCAAGAAAATCGATCCAGACGTTCGAGCGATTCAAACCATCGCGGGAAAGCGGCGAGATACCTACTACGCCATTATCGACGGTGAGTGGCAGGCGAGGACAGACCCCAGACAGCGGGATTAGCAGAGATGGCACGAACGAAACTTTCCACCGTCACCAGCGATCGCCCTGCGATGGCATGGGCGGCGACAAACGGGATGTACATCGCAGGCCGGGCCTACATCGACGGCGCGGATCAGGCGGCGGTCGAGATGGAGGCCAAGTGGGGGTGCGACCGGTTGCGCCTGCTGGTCGGTCCCGAGCTGCGCGAGAAGTTCGACCGCCAGCGCTATCTGTTCAACCAGGCGATCTGGCACGGCGATCTGGAAGCGGTACGCCGGGAGTCTGGGCGGATGGTCAACGCATGGCAGGCACTCGACCGTGCGGCGACCGCTGATGGCAGGCAGCCGCTCGACCCGCAGGTGTGGGAAATCCCACTGATCGATCCGGGAATGCCAGACGACCCGGATCGCGCGGCCTATGTCGCAGCCATCG